ATGAAGTCCTTGGATCACACCTTGTGTCAATTCTTCTCGTAATACCTGTAACAACTTCTTTTTGTTATTCCATATACGATTCGAGAAGTTCTCACCACTCCACGGATACGAGAGGATATCTTTGATTATCTTTTCGTTCAATACATAAACAGGCGTTTCGACCCCTAGCTTCAGAAACTCATATTTGTTCCGTAACAGCGTTTCGGTGTAAACGGTTGTCATTTGCTTACGGATAGCCTTCTCATCCTGTATCACTTGATCTGATAGCACCCTTAGCATTTCAGATGAGATTGCATCCAAGCGAGTGACCTTCGCTAGATTGATATGTTGCTTGATTTCCTGTTCCATTGAATCTTTTATAGCTGAATCTACCTCGCTTAAATGGTCCAGATAATCAGTCAATCCCTTTTTACGTATTTCACGTTCCGCTTTACTCAAGACCTCGTTTAATTTGTTATAATCAAAGTCCTTTTTCGTGAGATAAAGCCGCATCTCTTTATTCACTTCACGGTAAGCACGTAGATAGGATGCTTGTAATCGCTTCTCTAGTTTCTTGGCTTCTTTATGCCACTTCTCTTCTAATTGCTCGGCTCTTCTTATCCAATACTCCTCAATCGTCGGCATCTGTATCAGCTACTTTGTTTGAATCTTCTTCCTCTTTGAAATTGTTATATCCACCAAACTCTTCCTCATCCTCTTGCTTCTTCATCTCCATGACTTGTTTCACATCTTGGATGAAGGATAGAAGGGATAACAGCACTTCTTGCGGCAACGTACTCTGTAGTTTTGCTACCAGCTCAGCTTCTTCCAATAAGTTAGGTGGTAAATTCGGATTAAATTGAATTTTCACATCACGATGGTCAAAGATATCACTGTTTGTCATTCCTACATACTTGTTAATGAAGTCTAACCGGTCTGTCAGAGCTTTTCGGAACATACGAACCCTTTGCCCTCTGACTTGTTCTAAAGCAAGAAGCTTGTATTTGATTGCGATGCCTGAAAGGTTACTACCAAACGACTCATCACTCATATCTGGAACGAACGAGAATTTGTGAATGTCCTCTTTCAGTCCTCTCTTCACGTTTTGAGCGAAGGTATCATTCACATTTTTAATGAGCCAATCAGCATCGCCATCTTCATCCAGAAGAAACACCTTATCATCCTTAACCTTTTGTATATCTTCTCTCTCCGTATCCAACATGTTACGAAGCTTCAAGAACGCATCCGTGAAGTCAGATAAATCCTCTACATTCCCTGATACAGCGTTATTATAGGCATCCATCAGCGCAACACAGTCTTCCCATTCCCCAAGCTCAAACTTATTGTTCTTGTACTTGATAATTGGTACTCTCTCAAATCCATGCGGTACCTGGTCCACCAATTCATACGGAATATCCGTATCCGCCTTTTCGGCTGTTTTATGAATAAACTCGTACGTCGCACGCTCTTTATTGTCGTATACATCCATGCGGACCTTATACTCGTTATCTTTTAACAATGTTTCAGAGAAGACAATCGCATCTGTGAGGTGTGGTTTTACCATTCCATCATCGATTACAATTACATTTCGAGGGTCTAAATCGATGAAGTTATATTCTCCTCGTTCATCGAAGTATTGGAGTTCATATGCCACCCCATAAATCGAACAGTTTACAGCATTGTCATAGTTCACTGTTTCTTCATCGTTGTCTTCCAGGATATTTAATGCTTTTTCAAATTGTGGTTTTGAATATACATACGAAACGGGGGAACCGAGGAAATAACTCGTAGAAATCGTGGTAATGTATTTCGCGAAGTTATGCACAATGCGGTATGTTTTATTACCTTTACGCTCTTTCTTTTTCATGATTTCATGCTCACCGACATAATAGTCATGAAGCTTTTGCAATCGCTTGAATGCTTTGTCTTCCGTCTTAAAACGGGTGTATTGTATTCTTGCTTGTTCAAATGTTAGCAAGGTATCACCTCCTATAATCCAAGTAAAGATTTATTAAACGACTTCAACTTGCCGCCTTTTTTCAAGAATCGCTCTATTGAATAACGCCACGCATCCATTAAGTGGTTAAAGTCATCAATTGGCGTATTCAGTTTCTTCCCTGTCTTTTTATCCGTTGCATAAATATAGTTATTAATCTCTTTAATAAACTCAACACAAGATGGATGAATGACAATCTTAAAGCCTTGAATGAACTGAATACCATTGTTGATGGAATCTTTACCTTTCCGCGCACCTTCTATTCTTCTTATACCAAGTGACTTAATCTCATCGATACTTTTCGGTTCGTTAGAATCCGCTGTAATCTTTTCTTTGGCGTACCCTTTATTTTGAATCATCTTAGCGATTCGTTTATTACTCATACCTTGCTCATAATGCTCATCAAATACATATATCGTTTCATTTCGTAAATCTACTAATGAACAACATAAAGCAGTTGGATCATTGGTATAACCGAAGTCGAGTCCGAAAGCACTTTGAACATCTTTCCTTTGACGTATTTCATCGATATCAAAATCTCTTACTTGGAATCTTTCATACACAAGACCATCCGCTACGCCCCATTCCCCATCACAAACGATTTTCGCACGCCTTGGGTTCTTGGTATACAAACTCTCATAACGCGCTCTATCCTGTTCATCTAGCCACTCATTGCACTTATAGGTCGTTGTAATCGCGAACGTATCATATGCTTGCGTATCCTCATCAAAGAAGTAAGACTTGAGCCAATGGTTTTCACTCCACGGGTTGAACGTCACCGTAATCTGTTTAAAGAAATCTGGCGAGTCATACTTACCACGAATTGACTCCACAACTGTTTCAAATTTATGTTGGTCTTCAATTTCGTAAGCTTCCTCAAACCATGCCCAACATAATATCCCGACATCTACCGTAATAGATGTGATTTTGAGAGGATCATCCACAATTATGTTGCGAATATACCGTTACCGTATATCCTCTTTATGTTTCCATAAAGTTCAGACTATATCTTCACTCAATTGAGTGCTCCCTGTTTCGAATTCACTTGAATTCTACTCTACTCACTAAAAAGATAAGCATATCTAATTGTTTTCGATAGTCGTTACACGTTATTAATTGATATATTTGAAGAAGTGCTTCTCATTATTTATCCAAGTAAAAGGTTTTTCCCCTATCAAAACATTACTTATAGTTGTTCGCCCCTTTTTATAATGATTGGCGCATTCGGTAACTGTCCTGAATTCTTTCCCATCATTGAGACAAACAACATTTCTACTTCTAGGATTATAGAAAAACTTTCTGTTTTCTCCTGGCCGTTCATTTTTGATTGTTTTTACATATTTATAGTAGTATTCCTCTTCCAGTTTTAGCATCTCTTCTTTGTCGTGAGCACAATCACACCACAGTACTTCCACATCCTTGTATAAGGATAATTTTTTATCTCTCATATACCTATGAATATGATTTGGACGTTTTCTTCCTTCTAATTGTGCTTTATGTTCTTTCAGTCTAGCAGCTGGCCTTGCCGTACTACCTACATAAATGATTTCACCACTACTCTTTTCCTTAAATAAATAAACTAAATACATGACACCCCTCCTCTATGTCTATATCATGTTCAAACAAATCAATTAATCTTCGCTCGGTATCGCCCTCGGCTTTACGTTAGGGGGTTCACCGAATTAAGGGAGTTTTACGAGAGCCATCTCTTAACCCTCGAAATAAAATCTTCTGGCCGGTTGGCGTGTATGTGATCTCTGGCATGGATTCATTGAATTTAAACAGGTGTTTCACCTTTAGATGGTTAATCGCCCATTTAAAATCGGTATAGCAGGATTGCTTTAATGTATTGGAGAATCTACGGACTACCAAGATGTTGGCCCAGGGATATTGCATGAGCCTTTTTGTGAGGTTTATTACGGTGGTTTTGGACTTCTTAGAGCCACGTGAGCCTTTGCAGACCCGATAGAAGTTCTTAGAATGCCAAAAGCGGTTATAGCCTTTGCCGATGACTTCACGGAAGTTAATGGTGGGTTGTACGTTTACTGGTGCTTTATTCATCTTCAGTCACCGGTATGTCATCGACAAATGTTGGTACTGTGATGGAAACTTCTTTCTTCTCCGTCCACATCATATGACGCTTACCGAGGAGTTCCGCAGCCTTATTTGAATCGGAGAGTCTCGAAGGTATTTGCACAATTTGAGGTTCCTCTACTTCCTCCGTGTTTTTCTTTCCTTTGTCGTCATACCAACTTCTCGAGCTCTTTACCGTAACCACTACATTTTCTAACTCTTCCCTTCTTATTACCTTCGTTAAATACATCAGAACTTCTTCAGCATCCGCAATACGTTCGGAAGAGATCTCCTCTAACCTTTTCTGGATATATTCCTGCAGGTAAGGTTTTGAAAGGTTTTCAGTTCCAATCACTTTCGCAGTCTTTTCACTGTATCCGGCTTTCTTAGCCGCCTCAGTTGCATTTCCTTTTTCAATATAGTAATCACAAAACGCTTGTTGCTTAGGAGTTAATCTCATTACATATCACCGTCCCCCTTTTCAGTAACTTGCATAACAATATAGTAAATCAAGAAAAAGCAACGCTGTTGCGCCGCTCGTATATATGAAAGGTTCACACCCCTTTGAACCGAGGACATCGAAATTGGATATCCATTAACCTGGGGAGTAACATGGGGTTCCTCGGCTCAAAGAGAGGCGAAACCCTCTCCCTCGTTGGTCGGACCCTGACTTACGTTTATCGTGAGTAAACTATAATCAATTGCCCTACCCGAGTGTTTAGAGAAATCAAGAGTCAACATACAACACCGTTTCCGCGATGTGTCTCATTGACACTTTCATTATAAAACAATATATTTTATATTTTTTCCACGTTTTTTCCGTATTTTTTCCACGAAATCAATCATATACTTCAATTTTTAATGCATGAGCTAATTTGCTAAATGTCTCTCGTCTTTCATTGTAATACTTCGAACTAGACACATTTAATATCATTGTCATCCTCACCCAGTTATGCTTCTCTTTTGTTAAATATCCCTTTGCTATAATTTCTCTTTGGCGATCATTTAGAGCGTACTTCAGTGCATGTTCTAACTTCCAAATATTTTTAAATTGCTTATATTCCTCAGTGTCTTTCAAATACTCATACTCATCATTTTGAATCGCTTCTTCAATCAATTTCTGCCCTTCCTCTGACAGCTCTCTTTTATCCTTCCGATATTCGGCTAATGCCTTTAACACTTTCTGTGTTGTTTTTTTCTGATTTACAATCGGTTCATTGCTAAAATCAAATTCTTCATTTTTAAATACATCTGAACATTTTGCCACATTTTCTCACTCCTTCACCATCTCCAAAAACTTGTCCAATGTCATACAAACCACCCAAGGCTTATTATCTATTTTCAACGCAACCGCATCCGGCTGTTCCCGTTCATCTTCTAACCAACCGTACAACGTCTTAAATCCGCTTTTCCTCGCCTTCACTTCCCATTCGAGACCCAAACCCTTCACGTCATTCGCATATCCGTCAACCGCCCCTGAAAGCGGTACACGAGTCCCTCCTATTAACTTGGCAAATTCCCGTTCTCGTCTATTTCCTTTTTGCTTGGATTTTCTTCCACTCATTTTTCCTCTCTCCCTGAATAATATTTTAATTACGACACATACTGTAGATAGGCCTACTATTGAGAACTCTACTACCACCAGTAATTAGCCGTTTACGCTCCCTAGGCCGGGCAGTTAGCTTTTGCTAGCTGCTTTATTAATGTGCAATATCTTTTCCAGAGCCCCTTTCGGGCTTATTTTTTATTAGTATTTAATGTAAATTAACACTTGTATTGCAAAATCATTTATTTAACGCTCGACATGCGATATCTTTTGCTTCTCTAGCTATAATGCAGCCATCTTGTGGATTTGTTGGATTTCCATATAAATTAGTGATTTTAAATAACACTTTTTTCAGTTCCTCGTTTTCCTTCTCGAGCTTTTTTATCTTTTCATCCATCACTATTCTCCTTTTCTACAAAATTCAAATTTGATAAAACTCATTAGCCAAAGCACCTTAATTAACTAAACATTCAGATTACAGGTGTCGTAATCGACTCCAATAAGACGCCTCTTTCCCTCTCCTCACACATTCTGATCGTGTTAACACTGGCGTTTTTATCGCTTCTTCTACAGACCACTTCAAACGTCTGATTCTTTCACATGCTAATCTATAGCTAACCCCATTCAATGAAGCTATCTGTGCCTGTTCATCACTCAACACTTTATTTCCAACCCAATAGTTAGCTTCCTCTGCCAACCTCAATGCTTGATATTTGCTAATAGGTGGTTTACTTATCGCATCTATCAACTTCCATCCTTTTTTCATTCTTGCGTAATATGTTTGACGACGAATTCCATTTTTTAAGGCTATTTCTCTCACTTTACACCAACCTGTTGCATTGCTAGTTCTCACTGGTTTAGTCATCGCAGTATCCTTATCCCACCCAAGATTCCTCATCCTTTCATTCAACACTCTACGGTTAATCCCATTCCTCTCCGCCCTCTCATATTCACCCGGCGTAATATAATAATCATACGGTGATTTCATATCATCCATCCTCCTTCGATAGGCATTCTTCTATACTTGTTATTTTCGTTTCTAAGAGCTTTTACTTTATTGATTAACTTTGTGTCACTTGCAATATAATCACCTCACACAAAGCAATCTGAACGTCCTCATCCTACTCGGAATTGATCTCGTGCTCTGACTTTCTCATACTCTCTGAGATACGCATTCATTTTGTTTCTGAATCGGTCCTGGAAATAAAATTCGAGTTTACTGATATCATCATCCAGGTGTAACACACCTTTTTCATACACTAAGAACTCCACAAGAAGATATGCGCTCTTGATATCATCTTTATACGCACAAACTAAGTAATCTTTTAGTTTCATGTTGCCGCTCTCTCCAAATTAACAAACTTGTTAAACTCTTTTATAAAAGCAAGCTCCACTGTTCCAATTGGTCCATTCCGTTGTTTCCCGATAATCACTTCGATTATATTTTTCGCTTCCGAATCTTTATTGTAATAATCATCTCGGTATAGAAATGCGATAAGGTCCGCATCCTGCTCAATTGCCCCTGTCTCGCGTAAATCGGACATCATGGGTCTTTTGTCCTGTCTGCTCTCAACGGCTCTAGAAAGCTGTGATAGGGCTATTACAGTGCAATCTAATTTACGAGCCATTAATTTGAGTGACCTCGATATCTCTGCCACTTCTTGTTGGCGATTATTCCCGTGTTTTCCGCTCCCTTTAATTAACTGGAGATAATCGATAATCACAACCAAATCACGATCTGTGTTTTCTTTCCGTAATTCATTCGCCGTCCTGTATATATCACCGACACTCTGTGTCGCTTCGTCATCGACGTGTATATCTAATCCATTAATCGTACCCATCGCCATCGCTGATTTTGACCAATCCTCATTGTTAAAGAACTGCATTGGGTTCCGCATCTTCGAGGCATCAATATTCCCTTCCGCACAAATCATGCGTTTCAACAAATCATTGGTTGGCGTTTCTAGCGAATGGATACTGACGATTGCACCCTTTTTGATCTCCCCCGTACTTTTATCAACAGAATCCTTAGCCGCATTTTTCGCTACGTTTAACGCAAAGGCCGTTTTCCCTAAACTCGGACGTGCCGCTATAATCATTAAATTCTGTCGTTGTAAGCCACTGGTCATGACATTAAGCGCTCCATATCCTGTATCTACTCCCGTCAGTTCACCATTCTCCTGTTGCATTCCCTCATACACTTCCACCATTGCATCTCGTAAACTGAACTTTTCCTTTCTGCTGTGTGTCTGGATCTGTTCAATATCTTGTAAGATCGTTTGCGCTTTCTCGAAATCTTTTTGATTTGCTAAGACATTTTGTAGCTCACCGGATTTCCGAATCGATTCACGCACTTTCCAGTGGTCTAATACAATCTTTTCATGATGCTTAAAGTTAGCTGTAGTGACTACACACTCTGATATATGGACAATAAAACGAATTCCCCCTACCGCATCGAACTGCCCTTTCCCTTTTAAATCCTCCGCAACCTGTATCATCTCAATCGGTAACTCTTTCTCGTGTAGTTCCTTCATGATTGTAAACAGGATCTTATGTTGTTCGAAGAACAGGTGTGATTCATTGATTATGGTTCCTTGCAGGAGGCTGTTATCTTGGAATATCGCTCCTAAAATAGCTTCTTCCGCTTCTTGGTTGTAATGTTGCTTATCCATCATCGTTCAATCCCCAATATGTTTCTCATTTCTTTCAAGTGAAACTCTCTTTCTTCTTTCGTTGCCAACTTATCTTGATTGTATTTACTCCAGTACGCTCTCGTTTCTTGTATATTAGGTGCTACTTTATGTTCTTGATGCTTAATCTTGATAATGTCAGATGGTTTAGGCGCAAACTTAGCTGTCTTGATATAGGCAATACAATTTTCTTTTACATCCTCAAATTCGTATTCTTTTAAAATGACAGTCCATGTATCTATCTTTTCTTGTGTGATATCAAAGTTTGTAAATACAGCCTGAATCATTTTTAAGAGTTCAAACGTTTCTTTTTTAATCACTCAAATCAAATCCTTCCTGTTTAGCTTCCTTCTTCCTCTTTTTTTCCTCTTCTTTTATCTTGACTACCAATTGATCGAATCGTTTTCTTAACTTAGAAGGAGATAAGATATTCGTTTTCCAGAATGGGTCTCGTTGAGACCATGTAATAACATATTGAATTTGTTTATCTGTTCGTTTATCTCGTTCTCTCATTAATCTCATTTCATTAGCCCAAGATTCCCAATTTGGTTCTATACAATTTTCGTTATTCTCTAACATGAGTTTGAATAATAGTTTTGCATTCTCCATGTCTGTAATTTCATATTTCAGACGAGAAGTATTTTTCTTCTTTTCATTCTTATCATTCTTATCATTCTTTTCATTCTTGTTTATATCCACGAGGTGTTCCCTCCCTTCTCCATCAGCTGTGTATTTACTGTTACCCTGACTATTTTTATCTTGGTACAAATCCCAATTTAACAACGTTATTAATGTGTATTGTCTGTTACCCTGACCGCGGTCTAATAAAATCATCCCTTGTTTCTCTAACCACGCTAAAATTGCTGCTATGGTCTTTGGATTTGGCTCTCTCCATTTCGCTCCTTCGTAATATCCAACACTTTGAGCGATATTTCTAACGGAAGTTAAATGCTGTCCTCGCTTAATTTCCAATTTCGTCCCGTCTCTCATAGGGATTTCATTATCACGATGGTTTACTTGATATTTCAGCCACTGCCAAACTCGATGGTACATCGGCGGCATGAGCCAAATGTCACTTTCCAATTCTTGGCGATAATCTTTAATAAAACCCGTCACAAGTTTTCACCTGCCCTTATTCACTTACAAAAATGTTATTCTCCAATAGGGAATCAAATGTTGTTTGTATCTTGTCCCTCCTTGGGCCTATAGCTATCTTCCCACTTCCCTAAAACATTTAATGCCTCTGAAGCTTGTACTTTTGTAAGCTCTGTAAATGATGTAAAGCCTATCTTATTTTTAATGGCTTCCTCCGTTATTTCGTTGTTTTGCCCTGTCCATTTACTGATATTTGCTATCTTAGCCCTCATTGCTTTCTTTTGGGCACCTGATGCCGCAACAGCGTTCGTATCATTCTTGGGAACCTGCGTACTCCACGAGTTATTCTCTTTTCCTCTTCCTCCCATGCTGCGAATTTCCTCAGTTGTATTTCCCTGTCTCTCAGAAGCATGATTTCCATCGTCATCATCCTCTGAGCTAATACCCAGCATCGCAGTTAAACTGTAGCGCCTGCCATACGTGATAGCTGAACCACATCCTTGTGCTGTGTAGTTCTTCGAACCGCCCTTACCAACCTGATAAGCTGGTAAGATAAGCGGTTCACTCTCAATCCACTCCCCCGATTCATGAGTTACGAGGGTTTTAATTACAACGTTCTCTCCCTCACTTCCAGTGGACTGCAAGAAGGATAATCCATGTTTAGATAGAATTGGTTTCACTTCGTTTATAACCACATCCAGGGGTGCGTATGAGCTTTTGAACTGCGGGTTTGTTGCTGTATTTTTAGGGTTATTTACTTCCGCTTGGAACTTTGTAAATGCCGCTGCTATCTCTTTAATGGAATCACTCATTCTCATCACATGTACTCCTTTCAGAAAGCTCTTCTAATCGTTCTAACGCTTCTTCCATATCCCGAATGGTCAAGTTTACATCCTCTATGGACTCCACTAGAATTGCGTCATGCTCTTTTAATTGTTTTCGCTTAAACTGGTAGTCCGCACGCTTTCGTTTCTCTACTTCCAACGACTTACGCCAATCCTCTATCGCCCGTTTCAAAATGGCATCACCTCTTCTTGTTTACTCACTTCATAAACCTCTTGAAGAACCTGTAGAGCATATTCATAAGCGATAACCATACAAACAGATTCGGAGTCTGGGGAACGCTTATACCAGGCAATTAGCCTCCTTAAAATAGCTATCTCATTTTCAATCTTTTGTTGTAAATTCATCCCGTTCACCTGCCGTTCTTTCCTCAAATCCAAGGGAAAGTAAGTACGGAACCGCATTCTCTCTCAGAAGTACCTCGCCATCTGGAGATACCAAAATATCGTCATTGGCAAACACTTCAGATCCACATACATCCTCGACAGGTATCGGCTCATACTCTTGTGGATCCTTAATCCCATATCCGTTATGCATGACCATTGGGTTTTCTATCATTTTGTCTACCTCCTAAGACGGCATTCTGCCATGGTTATTGGTCAATACGGTAATAGCACAATCTATATCTAGCTTTTTACAAATGTCCATTTCCTTCTTAGACAATTGCTTCAGGGTATTTACCGCTGATTCAATTTGAATATTTAAAACATCTTTCGGCTTATCTTCTTGATAAGTAACTAATTCTTCTACATCCACTTGAAGGTAATTTAATAGTTTATTTAAGGTGTCAAATCGAATACCTTCATTTTTATAATTCGCTAATGCTGTCAGCGTTGCTCGAGATATTCCCGTGTCCTTTGAAACTTTTGTGATACGTAAATTCTTTTCGACTAAGACTTTCTTTAGGTTGCATGTAATCACGTTTAGTCCTCCTATACATAAGTAATCCTTCCATGTGTCCAATGCTTGTGATATACTGTTCTGGAATTTATGGATAAGGAACCCACGGCCATGGGCTCCTGTTTTATAAACCCGAACGACTTTTTACTGACATTCAGACACAAGCATTTTTAACACTTCTTGCTTCTGTTCATCTGACATTTTCACCCATACTCGTACTTGTATTTTCATTCTGTTCACCTCCTTGGAAGTAGAGTTGTATTGACTGCGTAAGTTTATTTACCGTTTTTCATATAGTTATCTAACTTCTTCCAGGTCAGCTCCTTCAGGAGTTGCTTATGTTTAGGTACAAAACAAATTGGAATGTTATCAATCGATCTCAGTTCTAGCTGTCGCTTTACATAAGATGTAATCTGGCGCATCACTTTTGTCGTTTCTTTCTCCATCAACAATTCGACGTTTCTTTCAAGATCTGACTTCGTTCCTTCTACCGCCTCAAATGTAAGTTGAACTGTATTTTCTACAAAGTGACTTGCTTTTTCACGCCGTTCCTGTCTTAACTCATTACGAATGATGTCAGGGGCTATATTAGCAAGTTCTGATTCCGTTAAGCGATTATCAAAACTGCCGACCGTTTGGTCTAAACTCTCGACTTTTTCCGTTTGTGTGCCTACCGCTTCACCAAGCTCACCTACAATACGATTGCTTTTACGTAACTCTTTTTTCGTGCTTTCTGTATCCATCATGTAATTCTCTGTAAACACTTCAAACATTTTTATCAAATGCTTAATCGCCTCTCCATTCTCTCCGCGCTTGATAATTAAATCCCCGTTGGCATCCATTGTGATTGGCAAGTTTCTTACGTTTTCCATCTTCATTCCTCCAATTTTCATTTTCATCCCATAAACGTGTTATCTAATGTGTCTTCAAATCTATCCATAAGTGTTCGTATCGTGCTGACATCTCTACGAAGGTTCTCTTTTATAGTCGGTGATGCAGCTAAAATGGCACCTATTTGCAAACTACTAAAGGAACATTGTTCAATCAGCTCTCTCAGTTCTGAACGTAGAGTATGCACTGACCAATCCGCCATATACTCCATGGTTTCACGTTCTTGTTGTAAATCTTCAGGATCCTTTTGCATGGCTTTCTCTTTTTCTTTGTAAAAACGCACCTCTTCTTGTAGTTTTTTCTTATCATCATTTAATTCATTTATAATGTTAATGTGTTCCTTTGATTCGACCGGTACCTCTTTCACCACCTCTCTCTCAATGATTTGTGGTTCTTGCTCTTCCCTTTCCTCTAGCTGTTTTCTGGCCAGTTGCTCGGATTTACGCGCTTGTACCACCTCTTGTTGAGCTTCTTGAAGGAGCTTGTCCTTCTCTTTGAGGGCTTTCTTCACTGCCTCGAACTCTCGGGTAGTCATGGCTTCAACCGTTTTCTCTTCACCGGTAGTAGGTACAATGTGTACTTCTTCTATAAATTGTTTCTTATCTACACTCGCTGGTAATTGTGTAATATATAGCAATTTTTTAAATCCCAAATGCGAAACCGGTTTCGTATTTCCTTCGAATTCTGTTGCTATTTGCATGAATTGTTGCGCATTCCTTGGTTGCATATCAATCGTCTCCAACCATCTTATCCACTCACCATGCGCTAAATCATTTTCTTTCACATGCTTCAAACGTCTACCAATTTCGAAGACCGATTGTCCTGCAATTTGCTGATAACTTTTTATTTCAGCCGTAATAACATTGATATCGTATGATAGATTCATTACTTCATTCATTTGTTTCACCTGCTTTCCGACGCCATTCCCTTGAATTAAAAGTGTTCAACCCCTGATGGTCTGGATTTATACACATCAATTTCTTGCAACACATTTTTAACTGCACACTCTCTATTAATGAGAGTGTTTTTATTTGCTAATCTCTTATATTCATGGTTAACTGCAATCTCGATTGCTTGCCACTGCATATACGTTAGCCCTTCTAACATTCTCATGATTTCTCGTACTCTTGTTTTAAGAGGTAAATCTGTTTCGTATGGCGGTGTGTACGGGCTGTTATGGTCACTTTCTGAATCTGATTCCCTTTCATTTACCCATTGCAAAACTACCTCTAATTCCGTTTCACTCAGCTTTTCAATTAAACTCTTCACCTCATCCATTCCCATTATTTCAACTTTTATCTTCGAATTTGTAGTTTTCATTTTTTTATTCCCTCCTCGGTTTTGATATTAAAATTTAAATACTGATTCATAATCCTAGTAATTTATCTTGTGTATTAGAGTTTAAAAGGCGAATTACCTCAATCAATTCGTCTTCGCTCCACCCTTGTTGCTCAGCGAATCTGCATATGGTCAATGCTCTTTCGATATTTCGATTTATATTATGTTTCGAAGCGCAGTCAGCACCGTAAGTCGCCTCTGCTATCGCTCTCCCGTCTAATGTAACCTCTAAGTTGATTGGCGTATTCCCCTCTATCTCCTTCGGAGATTCTACAACCAGTTCCAGTTGCAAACTATTGAGTTCCTCCAATAATTCTTTCGCTCGTTCTAAACCTTTAATTTTTGCATTTATTGCTATGCGCATGTTTTCCATTTTTATTCCTCCAAATTTTTAATTGAATTTGGTTGACAACCTGATGAATAGGTCACGTTTATTTCCTGTGGTGATTATCCACAACCGTTATTTCACTTTTCAAAAAATATTGCGTGTACTCATTTTCCGCTGTTTGAAGGCGAACAGATATCACAAAATCATGTGCTATTTTACGTACAGCCATTGGATCATTGGTGTGAAGTTCGAAGTCTTCCCCTTTGATCTTGTATCTAAATTTCGACTTTTTCTTCACTTTCATCCACCTCCCGACCATCACATTTCACCCAATAATCTATAAACCTTAATCATCGTTTCAACTGTTTCTCTATACTGTTCAGGCTCTAAATCTTCCTGTAATATCTGGTGGGTAAGTTCATTGAAAATAATTCCGAAAATCTCCTCACCAGTTAATGTTTTCTTGGATGATACTACTACGTCTAATTTATTCATTTGTTTTCCTCCTTGAATTAATGTCTTCATTCGTTAATTTATAGGCTTTAAATATCTCGGTCTAGCTTTTCGGATTGGCGTAACTTCACCCGTATCACTATTCGCTAGATACTCTTTGCCATTTGAATCTTTGCACAAAGTATACGCTGTTATACCTTTTTCCTCTAAAAGCTCTTCCACTAACCCTTTTCCACCTTCATACCTTCTTATCTCACTGATTACTTCCATGAAGTTAACTACAAATTCGGTAATATCTTCCCAATTGTGATAGCTCCATAGGAACTCGCGAACATTCTCTCCAATCGGTGTATCCATACCCATTCCTTTCATACTTCGCATCGTAGAGAAGTAATCTTTCATACCATACTTCTTCCCTTTGTATTCTTTGGCAATTGGAAAGATCGTCATGAATTCTCGTGGTGTGATATGCTTCATGATTTCGTTTATTTTACAAATTAATAAGAACCTTACTTGTGCGTGTCCATAACCTTGCGACTCCGCTGTTTGATTGATAAACCGTACACCAGAAAAAACGACTTTTTTATAAACATCCCGACTACAAGTTCCTGTAGCATTTTCTTCTTTCATTTCCAGTATGGCATTCGCAAACATTCGATGATAGATTTCGAAATAATCAGGTTTTTCTTTCGTTATTCCATCTATAACTCTCAGGTTACTCATTTTGTGTCCTCCACTTTCTCTTTACTAAAGATGTCTTGGAGTGCATCGAAGTACATGTCATAATTCCTCTCCTTCATGAGAGTGAAATAAGTTAACGCTTCATCAAATGCTATCCACCAGTTTAGCTCGTACATATTGTAAAATGCATCTGCATCTAATCGAACTGCATCGGAAAATAAGGTAAGTGGATCTACTTTCTTTTTGGAGGTTAAAGGGCTTAATCTCACCCAATCGTCCAAGGACTTTTTGCGCTTTTCATCCAATACCACCTGCATGACCAGCCATTCAAATCCATTTATTCCTTGTTTCCGTTTATCTTTGATAATTGCTTGCTCTGCTTCAAATGTTGCAGCTATTGCGTCTACCATTACAAATCTCCTTTATCCATTGATGACGGGATGAGTTATTCCCCTTATGCAGTTTGGTTTTTGCCTAAAAATTTATTGATGAAGTACAATTGCCCTTTGCCTGTTACTTTTGGGGTATATTTTGTCTCGAATTCACCTTTGCTATTTGTTCGTATATATGGTTGTCTCTCGAATAACCCCATTTCCATTGATCGTTGCGTTGGTGTATTGTACATATTACCTTTCTTCTTACACAGGTATCCATTTTCTCTAAAATACTTAAACAATCTATTCTGGCCAATATCTATACCTCTTTGTTTTAATTGCACCGATAGCTCTTTGACTAAGATTGAGTTTGTTGAAGCTTGTACTGATTCAGCGAATAGCACTTTATGTTTTTGAGCCTCAATTTGATTGGTTAGTTCTTGATTTTTATTGTGCAAATCCAGAACCATCATTTGTTTTACATCATCAGAGAAACTTGGAAAGTATTGTTGAATAAAATCCTCTTCCCTTCCGGTTGCTACATAACCACCCGTTTTTCGGATGATTGGTAGTACTTCGCTTGTGACCCATTTTCGATATTATTTTGATTTATCTGTTCCCGCTTCAAATATAAATTCATATAGTCCATCTTCTGTAATGTACGGTTGTCCATCGCGGACAACTACCGATATATCAGCTTTTTGAATAACTTTATTAATACGATCTTTTCGAAGGTACATTCTCCCTTTTGCCACTTTCGTATATCCAAGTGACCATGCTGCGTTTTCGAGATCGAACATTTCTTGTCCATCCAATTGAATAACTCTTAATAAACCAAATTCTGAATGATTAAAAACTTGTAATTTCTCCATTTTGAGTCCTCCTTATAATTCATCATAAAATGTATTCAGAAACCCTTTCATTTCAGGTCCTTTAAATAACCATTGGTTATTCTTCTGTTTCGCGAAATCTCGTACCCGTGGGTCATAGATGATATATTCCCTGAGCCAATCATAACCTCGGCTTGTTTCAAATTTTAATCGCCGCATGTCCCACCAAGTGCCGATTCCCATTTCTGCAAAAAAGGCTTCTAACCGCTCATCAACTCGGCGTCTAATCTCCTGTTCTAAATAGTCTTCGTCTACGATGATTTTTACTCCCGGTTGCATATGAAACCTCCTAAACTCGTAATCTTTCTACTACACTTTCATTCCATCTGATTTGATAGCTACTATGACCATTGCGGGTAAACGGCATCTCCTCCCCGTATTTCTTCCCTTCATCGGTTAAGCGCCATCTCTCATCCTTTTTGACTTGTAAGCCTTTTTCAAGGAGTAGCTGGTTCACGCCTTTGGCTTTCAGACCTATTCGCTCACCAATTTGAGTTGGATTCAGGAATCCGGTTTCATGTGTCGCGGTAGGTAACAGCTTTTTATAGGAAGAAAAATTCTCTCCTGTTTTCTGTTCCGCACGCTCGATAGCCACTGCATAGGCGATACCTTCTTTTACTCCCGCTACACTCGCTAGTGTTTTTGCCATGTCCATTTCTTGGCGGAATATGAGATTGACTGGCTTTTTTCGTGGTTTAGGTTGTTTAGGCTTTGCTTCCTTCTTAAGAAATGCATCCGCCAATACATCCTTTGCCTTTAACTGATACGTAATTAAATTTTGTGTGAGTTCAGGTTGATTCGATCGCATATTCGGTGTAATCGAAATTTTAGCTAACCATAATGGAAGATAATTAAGTTCAATACATAAAACTTCCTGAATCCCGCTATTTGTAGGGAGGGTTAAATTTGACCCACCTCTATTTAAAACTAAATCCGATTGAATCTTCTTGCGTTCATTCCTCATTTGATCGTCTGATAGACCGATTCCTTTGCATACCCACTTAACGCCAATGTAAATTTTTTCATCATTCGCTTTAACTGCCATGATTTCTGCGCCATTAAAATTTACTAGCTGTTGCTCTACCGCAACTACTTTTTGTTCTGGTACGTCTATAATCGTTTGTTTTGTCATTATGAAACCTCCTATTTTTTTTGCGGCTCGACATCAATGTCGACTCGTAAGTGTTTCGTCATCAAAGACAAGTTGCGAAAACTCATACACTATTCTTCTTTAACTATCGATGATAACGAGGGTTAAATTTAACCTGCTGGTTGTTCGTTTACTGGTGTTAGGCGGAATTATTTCACCCTCCTCACCTTTTAAAGACTTGCAATTACTTCACTTTCACTTTGTTCTTCTTTTGGTATTTTATCCCCCCTTGCTTTCAGTCCCCATATAAAGCCTTTGGCTATTTGCAATTCATCTTTGCATAATTCCCTTACTTCATCAAAAACCTCAATTACTAACTTTTCTTTTGCGTACTCCTTTTGCTTTCCAGTCATTTCCTCACCTCCCTGTTATGCCTGTGAGTCAAATTTATCACAAACACTTTTGACTTACAAGCATTATTTTATTTATTTTTTGACTTGCAAGCATAAAATAAATAGAATACAATGTACCAGAACACTATACAAAGGAGGTAGCGTATGAGTTTAGGGAGAAGAATTAAAGAAATTAGAAAAGATACAGGATTAAATCAAACAAATTTTGCGGAAAGCTTAAAAAGCACATTAGGTGCCTTTGCAAAATATGAAATTGATAAAGTTATTCCTAATGATGTATTCATTAATCTGTTATGCACAAAATATAAAGTTAATGAAGAATGGCTATTAACTGGTGAAGGCTCTAAATATTTAGAACAAAGTAAAGATGAAGAATTCGCAGATCTAGTTGCAGAAATTATGATAAATGAAAATGAAGATGTAAAAGAAATAATGATGCAAGTAGCTCAACTTGAAGAAAATGAACTCAAATTGTTTCTGGAGCTATTAAAAACTATGAATGGAAAAAAAGCATCTCAATAAGAGATGCTTTTTTCAATAAAACTTCTAAATAAAATGTACATTGAATGAGTTGTTCTTTCATCGCTACACTTCAAAGTATTCTCTATTATATTCTCCTTCTCAGCACACAAGTACACTCCATATCTTTCGCATGCTTCCTTGAGTTCTTTTTCTACCTCACTAATAAATATATCTTTAATTTCTGGACGATAGGAGTAACATACAATCGGATCGTCCTTAATACCCTCATAACTAGATTCTGATATTTTTAGTATATCTATCATTCGATCTATCGTGAAATTATGTATAACACGAAATTCTTCCACATTTAGCTGATTTAGTTGCTTCATAGTGAACTCGCTCCTTTTTATGGGTATCATCCGAACTTTACAAATAGCTATTTACTCCAACGTATTTATAGTACGTTTAGCCTCTTCTAATTACATTCTATTGAATCCCCCCTCACATTTTTAAGCGCTTTCATTTTTATGCGTTTAAACTACTATGCTATTTCCCCAGATCGCTTACTTAAGAACTGTCCGAACCAACAGATAAATTATATCTCCATTTTTTTATAAAAATGCAACTATTTATTCACCTATAGATGAAAAGTTATAACTTGATAACCCATAAAAGGAAATACTTTCAATTTAGATACAGAAACAAGTTTCTACACCTTTATTTATAGTTATTACAAAATTCGACACAAAAACACACAAAGGTTTGTTATGATCAGTTATAAATTTACAAATCGAGGAGGCAAAATGATGAAATCTAAAGGTGTTGCTTATCTGTTACATATTTTTCTAGGATGGTTTGGAGCAGGGCGCTTTTATGTTGGTGATATCGGAATGGGAATCTTAAACCTTCTAACAGCAGGAGGGTTTGGAATACTATGGATTATTGATTTAATTTTATTAAGCGGACGAGTTGATTATAGAAATGCAATGTTTCTTGCTAGACAAGGTGGGAACAACATCAATAATGTAAATTCCGTGCAAGTTAACATCAATCCAAGTATGTCGGAAACTGGACAATCCGAAGCTGCTGCAACTGTAGCACCTATGAACACGAAGAAAGATATTGATCTGAACAAAACCAACTAGACACGAATACCATTAAAAACTACATGGGGATTTTCTCTTGGATAAAACTTCAAATGCACTCATATTATTGAAAAGCACAATGGTTCAAGTAAGGGAACGGATGCTCACAAGAGTATCTTTTCTTTTTTCACAACATTTGTTATAATTCTTGTAGAAGTATTACATCTTTGTTTTTTGTATAAAATAAAAGAAGAGATGCTCTAACATCTCTTCTAGTAACTGCTATCGCAAAATGGTCAGTTGCATCTAAAATTTATTTCTTGTTTCTAGAAGACTTCCCACGCTTGCGAGGCTTATGGGTGGTCTTCTTTTTGCGTTTTTTAGACGTTAGCTTCTTAAACCCCCAAACTACCCCTTCTTTGGTAGCAGTCTTGAGAATTTCTAACAAAATTTGCAAAAGAATATCCATGCGGTTCCACCTCCTTCCTCCATCAAATGAAGAAAGGGAAAATGCAACCTCCCACCCTACAATATACAGTTGTCCTCATTCTACCATATTCGCCCAATTCCGCCAATATAATATATTTATTATCCTTAATCTACAAATCTCCTTTTACAATATTTAAGACATCGTGCTATCATTCAAATGAGGTTTAGTCATTGGATATCTCGAATAGGGGAACTAAACTGAAATATACATAATAAGGAGGATTTATTATGGCTTCATTCCGAAAACGTGGGGAAAAATGGGAATATCGTGTTAGGTATAAAGAAATGGGAAAATACAGAGAAACTTCAAAAGGTGGGTTTAAGACGAAAAAAGAAGCACAGCTTGCGGCTGCTAAGGTAGAAGAGCAACTAGCTAACGGAGTAAATGTGAGTAATAGTCACCTGACGTTTAATGAGTATATGTACGAGTGGCTTGAAACTTATAAAAAAGATAATGTTTCTCCTCGGACATATAAATCATACGAAAAAAACATAAGACTATATATACTCCCTGCCTTTGGAACCATGAAGTTAAAGGATTTAACTAGAATTCAATATCAAAAATTTATCAATGACCTGCTAAAAACGCGTAGCAAACAAACTATATCTCTTATCAACGCTACAATGCACAATGCATTAGAGACAGCAGTTAATGAACTTGAAATTCTCACTAAGAACCCCACAAACAAAATTAGTATCAAAGAACATCACGTAATCGATAAACGATCAAGGGTTAAATGTTTTGACATAGATGAATTAAAGTTATTCTTAAACTATGTTTTGAATGAACAAGCTACTTTTAAATACTATTCCCTGTTTATGTTTTTGTCGAGGACTGGCTTACGAATTGGAGAATGTTTAGCTTTACAATGGGATGATATAGAATTTGATAAAAAACAGGTCTATATCAATAAAACATTAATAACAACTCAAAGAAATCACCCTATAAAATTCGGTCCACCTAAAAATAAAAGTAGTATCAGAACACTCACTTTAGATGGTTCTACATTATCACTTTTAAAGCAGGTGAAAATAGAACAAGCTAAAAATATCTTAGAACCTGTTTAAAATCTTTTTAATAAAATTGCTACACCTGCTAATAAGCAACTTTGTCTGCTATTTTCAAGTGTTCGTTCACAATTCTTCCACAGTCTGCGGTAATTTTCCAACCAAGCAAAAGTACGTTCCACAATCCAGCGTTTCGGTAACACGACAAACTTGTGAAGTTCAGATCGTTTGATGATTTCAACCGAACAATCAATCGTTTCTTTTATTGATTGCGCAAAGGAGGGGCCCGTATATCCGCCATCACAAAGTATATTTGTCACTTTTTCCAGTGTTTTCTTGTGCCTTTCACACATTTGGATAGCACCCTCCCGGTCTGTTATATTCGCAGTTGTTACCTCAATAGCATGAATGAGACCGTTCGTATCTACAGCGATATGCCTTTTGATTCCTGACACTTTCTTTCCAGCATCATAGCCTTTTTCACCAGCTATCCATGTGTTTTTCACACTTTGTGCATCTACGATGCAGAAACTTGTCTGATTCTTACGTCCATCTTGCTCACGATAGGTTTCAACTAATTTTTTTATGCACTTTTTCGAGAAGACTTATGCCATTCTCGTCTATTTTCCGCCAAATCTGATAGTAGAAATAGACTGTTTGCCAGTTTGGAAAATCGCTTGGTAGATTACGCCATTGGCATCCTGTGGTAAGCACGTATAGCACACCGCAGAATACCTCATATAAATCAACTGTGCGTGGACGCGTCCTTTTTCGTGCATGTTCTAAATCTTCTCGAATGAGTTCAAACTGTTCACGTGAAACATTGCTTGTATAATTGTGTATCAT